GAGAAGCTATGGATGCTCACTACGAAGCAAAGCTTGTAGAAGAGGTCGAAGGCATGAAAGAAGAACTTGTCGAACGTGTTGACTCTTACTTAGAGTACGTTGCAGACGAGTGGTTACAAGAAAACGCACTACAAGTAGAGCGTGGAATTAGAACCGAGATGACCGAATCATTCCTTGAAGGAATGCGAGGTCTTTTTGAAGAACATTATGTATCAATCCCTGAAGATAAATATGATGTCGTTGAGAGTATGGTAGACAAACTTGACGAAATGGAATCAAAACTCAACGAGCAGATCGAGAAGAATATAACTATCACTAAGAGTCTCTCCGAGGCAACAGCTGATGGTATCGTTTCTGATGTTTCTGAAGGTTTATCAACCACTCAGAAAGAGAAGCTCGCTTCACTTGCCGAAGGTGTTGAGTTTGAAAGTGAAGAATCTTATAAGGAAAAGCTTGAGACTCTAAAAGAGTCATACTTCAAGACTGCTCCGAAAAGAAGTGACTCGGAAGTGTTAAACGAAAACGCTGCAACACCAGATGTTTCTGGTAGTATGGCGGCATACATCCAGGCACTATCCCATGCCACTAAAAAGTGAATCTCAACTTGTTAATTAATCAAACGTAAACTTATTAGGTAAAAACGCAAATGTTTGGCAACGCAGAACAATTGCAAGAGAAGTGGAAGCCCCTTCTAGAACATGATGGAATTGATGCTATCAAGGACAATCATCGTAAAGCGGTTACTGCTGTCTTGCTTGAGAACCAAGAAAGATTTTTAACAGAGGAAAGATCATTCCTCTCAGAAGCCCCAACAGTAAACACACAGTCATCAACTAACCCTGGCTTTAGTGCTGATGCTAGTTCACCTGTTGCTGGTTTCGACCCAGTTCTAATCTCATTGATTAGAAGATCTATGCCTAACTTGGTGGCATATGACCTCGCTGGTGTTCAACCAATGAATGCTCCAACTGGACTCATCTTTGCGATGAGATCACGTTATGTGGATAATCCAGATGGAAACAAGATGCTTGGAACAGAAGCATTCTTCAACGAGCCAGATTCAGCATTCTCTGGACAGAACCAAGAGAACACTTATACAGATGGTATGAGTGGTGCTGCAACTGGTTTAGGTACAACTGCTCAGTCAGGTACTAACCCAGGCGCACTTAACCCATCAACTACTGCAACTCAGATTGCATATGATGTTGGTCAGGGTATGCGTACAGACGACGCAGAAGATCTTGGAGAAAGCAGTAAGACTTTCAACGAGATGGCTTTCTCAATCGAGAAAGTGACTGTGACTGCGAAGTCAAGAGCTCTAAAAGCACAGTACAGTTTAGAACTTGCTCAAGACCTTAAGGCAATCCACGGATTGAACGCTGAGGCTGAGTTAGCAAACATTCTATCAACTGAAATTCTTGCTGAAATCAACAGAGAAGTTATCAGAACAATCTACAAGACTGCTGAGACTGGTGCTCAGGTTAACGTAGCATCTGCTGGAACATTCAACTTAGACGTTGACTCAAATGGTAGATGGTCTGTTGAGAAGTTCAAAGGACTTCTATTCCAGATCGAAAGAGATGCAAACGCTATTGCACAAAGAACTCGTCGTGGAAAGGGTAACATCATCCTTTGCTCTGCTGACGTTGCTTCTGCATTAACAATGGCTGGTGTTCTAGATTACACCCCTGCTCTTAACACTAACTTAAACGTAGACGACACAGGTAATACATTTGCTGGTGTTATCAACGGTAAGTACAGAGTGTACATCGACCCATTCGCTGCAAACAGTGCTGCAACTCAGTACTATGTTATCGGATACAAAGGTACTTCACCTTACGATGCTGGTCTATTCTATTGTCCTTACGTTCCACTACAGATGGTTAGAGCCGTTGGTCAGGATACATTCCAACCAAAAATTGGCTTTAAGACTCGTTACGGAATGGTTGAGAACCCATTCTCACAAGGTACAACACAAGGATCAGGAACACTTACTGTTAACGCTAACCGCTACTACAGAAGAGTATCTGTTACAAACCTTATGTAATTTATATTACAATTTCAACACATTTAGAGAGATGCTTGCCATCTCTCTTTTTTTATGTCACTATATAATATGAATAGAAAAAAATAACACTCCACTTTGGTTTGTTATACTATTCATCCAGTAACCTTTAGTTTTAACGGAGAAGAATTATGGCAACGCCAACAGAATTTTTTAATGCAACATTGCCAGAGGAGATACCAATTCCCGATTGGACTCATTTACACATTCCACAATTACCAACTTTAAAATTGAGATGGGATGAGATTCACATAGATGATGCATTAAACACTAGTAAAGTAGAAGCACATACACCAGCAGAAATACAAAGAATAAAATTATCTTTCGCAGAAAAAGTGGATATTAAGGAATATCCTCCCGCTGTTAGATATAGAGGTGGTGATAGAGAACCTTGGGAACTTGTTTATGGATTTGGAAGAGAAGAAGCTCTTCGGGAATTAGATACAGAAGGATGGTTTTTTACACATTTAGACGGATCTGATGATGCGATAGGGGATGTTCAAGCACAAGAAAATGAAAAACTTCCAAAAAGAGTAAATGAAGAAATTGATTTAGTTAGATGTCTCACTCTCAAAGTATTAAAAGGTCACATTGAGAGAAAGGAGGACGCTGTTAGGGAAAAATTTAAATTAATTTATCCCAATCGTTCAAAGGAGGTTAGAAATAGAGTTGTAAAAAAAGTTCTTGCAGCACTAGGAGTTGAATCACCATTTAAAATTTACACATCAACCACTCATATCAAAAATTGGATTAAGAATAATTCAAGTGAAGAATATGTTATTGATAACACATATGATGATGACCGTAAACTTTACTGTGTGACTATGAAAGAGGGGTATCAGTATCGTACTGTTTTAGGTGCATACAAAACTTTTCAAGAAACTGGTCACAAAACTGGTGTTATATTTCACTGTGGTAGTCCAACTAAGAAAGCGACTCTTGAACAAAAAAGACAACAAGTTATAGATGGTTTTAACGCTATCAGAAAAACACTTGAACATTCTGGTTGCAAAGTATGGCCCATTGAAATCTTAGGTGCATTACCTCAAGACACGAAAAAAGAGTCTATGAAACGTTTGATAAAATTTTATTAAACACTAGAGACCCGAAAGGGTCTCTTTTTTTGTGTCTAAATAGTAACATGGATGATCAAAAAGCCGCAAAAATTTTAATCAAAAGATCAAAGAAAAATCCAATTTTATACTCAACTGCTGATATTCTCTATGCTAAGAGAATTAAAAAATTGCAAAAAGTAAATGACTGATTCAGTATCACCCTTTGACAAACAAATTGCTAATAGGAACTATATGTCTCCTGTTGGTTTTAAGTTAATTCTAACGAAGACTCCAAAGGTTGATTTTCTTTGCCAATCTGCGAACATACCTCAAATAAGCATGGGAACTGCCGTTCAACCAACTTATTTGAAGGATATTCCTGTGCCTGGCGATAAGGTTTTGTATGACGATTTGACCGTTCGTTTTCTAGTAGATGAAAAGATGGAGAACTATCTTGCAATCTACAAGTGGATTACTGGACTTGGATATCCAGAGTCTTTAGGTCAATATGACCAGTTAAGAAAAGATGATATCAGAACTGATAGAATAGTGGGTGACGATGGAGACCCATTGTATTTTCAATATTCAGATGCTACGTTACAAATTTTAAGTAGTAACTACAAACCAAGTATTCATGTGAATTTTAAAGATGCATTTCCTGTCGCACTCTCAACATTAGACTTTGATGTCACAACTCGTGATTACAGTTTCTTCACTGCGTCAGTAACTTTCAAATATACCATATATAATATTACTGACCCAAGTGGTAATCGATTAGATAATTTTCCAAAAAAATAATTTTACATGATAAATCTTGATAAGATTCAGTCCATGTGGCAAGAGGACTGTAAGATTGATATTGATAACATGCATGAAGAATCAATTAAGGTTCCTCAACTGCATTCAAAATATCATGAGATATTAAACAATTTAATTCTATTACGAACGAAAGCTCAGAAGATACAAAAGAGTGTTCGTCATGAAAGATATGAATACTATTCTGGAAAGGCAGACCCAGATGTGTATGAAAGAGAACCATTTCCAAAGAAAGTTAGAGATAAAGACGCACTGATTAGATATATGGATGCTGATGATCGAGTATCAGATGCAAATTTAAAAGTCGAATACTATGATGTGATGATAAATTATACAGAAAGTATTCTTAAACAGATATCAAATCGCACATATCAGATTAAAAATTCAATTGAATGGCATAAATTCCAAGCTGGATTTACATGACCCACTTAATTATTAAAAAGAAAAACGAAGTCTTTGTCACGATAGACTCGGAACAATATGTGTATCATGAACTTTCAGATCATTTTACATTTGAAGTCCCTGGCGCCAAGTTTATGCCACAATATCGTAATAAGTATTGGGATGGGAAGATCAGACTTTATGATATGAGAAAGAATGAGATCTATACTGGTCTTGTAGATCGAGTCATATCATTTTGTAATCGTAAAGGATACACCTATGAGTTTGAGGGCAGTAAATTTTATGGTTTGCCATTGGAAGAAAATGAAATGATATCGCCAGAGGGTGTCACAGATTATGTAAAGAGTATATCAAAACACAAACCGAGACCATATCAGATCATGGGTATTCATGATGCCCTGAGACATAATCGTAAATTATTATTGTCACCAACTGCATCTGGTAAGTCATTAATGATCTATGCGATCACAAGATATCATGTTGAACATGGTCGTAAAATATTAATCGTAGTTCCAACTACATCTTTAGTTGAACAAATGTACAAAGATTTTGAGGATTATGGATGGGATGTAGAAAAATATTGTCATCGTGTTTATGCTGGAAGAGATAAAATTAGTAATGATAGTGTTACAATTACCACATGGCAATCAATTTATAAGCTAGATCGAAAGTATTTTAATAACTTTGATGTGGTGATTGGTGATGAAGCACATCTATTTAAGTCAAAATCTCTTGTCAGTATCATGACAAAGATGCTTGATTGTAAGTATCGATATGGTTTTACAGGAACACTTGATGGAACACAAACACACAAGTGGGTGTTAGAAGGATTATTTGGCCCGACTTATAAGATTATTCGTACAGATGAATTGATGAAGAAAGGATATCTGTCAAAATTAAATATTAAAGTTTTAACACTCAAACACCCAGCAAGAAAGTTTGAGAACTATGAAGATGAAATACAATATTTAATCACACATACACAGAGAAATAATTTTATTAAGAATCTAACTCTTGATCAAAAAGGAAATACACTGATATTATATACAAGAGTTGAGACACATGGACTTCCTTTATTTGATCTCATAAATAGTAACAAGGAAGAAAATAGAAAATGTTTCTTTGTACACGGAGGAGTTGATACTGAGGATCGAGAACAAGTTCGCACAATCACAGAAAAAGAAGAAAATGCAATCATCATTGCCTCTTACGGCACCTTCTCAACTGGAATTAACATTAAGAATCTTCACAATGTCATATTTGCATCACCAAACAAATCAAAAATACGAAACTTACAAAGCATAGGTCGAGTTTTAAGAAAGGGTGACAATAAGATCAAGGCAACTTTTTTTGATATTGCTGATGATATCACATACGGATCCTCTAAAAACTATACTTTAAATCATATGATGGAAAGAGTGAAAATTTATAACGAAGAAAACTTTAATTATGAAATGCTTACAATACCTTTAAAAAAATGTCAGATAAATTTTTAGCAGTTATAAAATTAAAAACAAGTGAGGAAGTTCTTGCAAAAATTGATGTCGCTCCAGAGGGAGATGTATTATCTCTAGACTGCCCTGCAATGATCGGAGAATCATCATTCACTCGAAAGCCTGGTATAAGTATTGTTAAAATCGAACCTTGGATCAAAACTGGTAGAGAGAAAACATATATAGTGGAGATGAGTAACGTTATCACTATATGTGAGATATCTGATAAGGATGTAATTAAAGCCTACAACAACTTTGTAAAGGCATATTATGAATCTGAAAATCCTTTTCAAAAAACAAAACCAAAGATGACCAAAGAAATGGGTTATATATCTAACGTTAAAGATGCTCGCAAGAGTCTTGAGAATATCTTTAAGAATAGCTAATCCTTTCCTTTGAACCCTTACAGAGTTATTGTAATACTTTTTTGGGGTATTGTCAAGCGTTGTAAAATAGTGTATAATATTATTATGAAAGATAAACATTATCAACACATTTCATGGCAAGAAAAAGATCGGAACACTATGTAAATAACAAAGAGTTCCTCGCCGCTATTGTAGAATATAAGGATAAAGTTGCCTTAGCTGCAGAGAGAGGCGAAGCGAAACCTCGTATTACAAATTATCTTGGCGAGTGTTTCTTAAAGATCGCAACTCATCTATCGTTTAAACCTAACTTTGTAAACTACATGTTCAAAGATGACATGGTGTGTGATGGTATTGAAAACTGTGTTCAATATATCAACAACTTTAATCCAGAAAAATCTAAGAATCCGTTTGCATATTTTACACAGATTATACACTATGCCTTTCTAAGAAGAATACAGAAGGAAAAGAAACAATTAGAAATTAAAACTAAAATTATTGAAAGATCTGGTTATGAAGAAGTCTTTACTGTTGATGGTGACATGACAGGCACCAGTTCTGATTATAATCAAATTAAAGACTCAGTGCAAACAAGGATGAATTATCAGTGAAGATTGCTATTATTACAGACCAACATTTTGGTGCGAGAAAAAATTCTAAATTATTTCACGATTACTTTTTAAAATTTTACGAAGATATATTCTTTCCAACTTTAATTAAAGAAGGTATTACAACTATTGTAGATATGGGAGATACCTTTGATAGTCGTAAGGGTATTGACTTTGCTGCATTATCATGGGCAAAGGATCATTACTATGATCGTCTCGCGCAGATGGGTTGCACAGTGCATACGATAGTTGGTAATCATACAGCCTATTATAAGAACACAAATGAAGTAAATGCTGTTGATCTTTTACTTAGAGAATATGATAATGTTAAAGTGTATTCAGAAGCAACAGATATTAAGTTAGATAAGTTAAATATATTACTAATACCTTGGATAAACTCTGATAATGAAGAGCAAACAATGGAAGTTATCAGTAAATCAAAATCACCTTGTGTGATGGGACATCTTGAATGCAAAGGATTTGAGATGAGTAAAGGATTCTTTATGGATAAAGGAACTGATGTCAAAATATTTGATAAGTTTGAGAGAGTTTACTCAGGACACTATCACACAAGATCAGATAATGGGAAAGTTTATTATCTAGGTAATCCATATGAGATGTATTGGAATGATGTGGGAGACAATCGTGGTTTTCATATTTTTGATACTGATACGATGAAGCATATACCTTACAATAATCCATATAGTATATTTTTGAATCTATATTATGAAGATGATGATGCACAGCTTCTTGATACAAGAGAGTTTGCAGGTAAGATATTAAAGTTAATTGTTCGTAAAAAAACAGATCCTAAAAAGTTTGAAAGATATATTGATAAGATATACGCATCAGATGTTCATGAACTTAAGATACTTGAAAACTTTCAACTACAAGAGAATGAGGAGTTTGAAGCATTTGAATCTGAAGATACTCTTTCCATATTAAATAGATATGTGGAAGAGTCTGAGATTGATTTGCAAAAGTCAACAATACAGGATATAATAAAAGAAGTATACCAAGAGGCATGTGAAGTAATCTAATGCACATCATCACAATCGACGGAAAAGAAGATGCAGGAGCTTACTCTGTTCAAAACGAACTGGGTGAAGATGTTTTGTATATCTTTGAAGAAGAGGATGATGCAGTTCGTTATGCCATGATGTTGGAGGATAAAGGTTATCCTGAGATGCATGTGATTGAGGTTGAACCAGCAACCATGATTGCCATGTGCGAAACTCATGAATATGACTATACTATAATTACACCTAATGACATTGTAATACCACCAGATAAAAAAAATCATGATCTTATTTGAAAAAGTTCGTTGGAAGAATTTTCTCTCTACAGGTAATCAATATTCAGAAATCGATTTTCAAGGTTCACCAACTACTTTGATTGTTGGAGCAAATGGTAGTGGAAAGAGCACAGTTTTAGACGCACTTACATTTGGATTGTTTGCAAAGCCATTTCGTAAGATAAACAGAAGTCAACTTATCAATACGGTTAATGAAAAGGATTTGTGTGTTGAGGTAGAATTTAAGATAGGAACTATCTCTTGGAAAGTTATAAGAGGAGTCAAACCAAATATATTTGAGATATGGAGAAACGATAAGTTACTTGATCAGGCTGCATCTGTGAATGATCAACAGAAATGGTTGGAGCAGAATGTAGTGAAGATGAATTATAAATCTTTCACTCAAATCGTAATACTGGGATCAAGTAATTTTATTCCCTTTATGCAGCTAAATGCACCCAATCGGAGAGAGGTGATTGAGGATCTTTTGGATATCAAGATATTCACATCCATGAATAATATTCTGAAAGAGAAGTCTCGAAAAGTAAAAGATGAAGTCAAGACATTAGATTTAAAAAGAGAGTCTTTGAATGATAAAGTGAAGATGCAAGAGAAGTTTATCTTAGATGTTGAGACTCGTGGTAAGGAAGATATTGAACAAAAAAAGAAAAAGAAAGACGCACTTGCTGATGATATATGCGTGTGTACAATGCAAAATGAAGAGGCGAGTGATAAAATTTTTGGTCTAAAAGAGGAGCAGGAAAAATTAACAAACACAACAACTACGTTAGCGAAACTTAACACACTGAAAGGTCAAATTGGCAATAAAGTATCGACCATTACGAAGGAACATAAGTTCTTCAGTGAAAATGTAACATGCCCTACATGCACTCAATCTATAGAAGAATCGTTTCGTTTAAATAGAATTAACGATGCTCAAACTAAAGCAAAAGAGTTGCAATCTGGTTATTTAGAACTGGAAAAAGCAATTAAAAACGAAGAGCAGAGAGAGCATCTCTTCACTAAACTATCAAAGGAGATTACGAAACTCAACCATGACATTTCTCAAAACAATACTCACATCTCTCTCAACCAGAGACAGATCAGAGAACTTGAATCAGAAATTCAAACGATTACCAAACAATTTAAAGACAGAAATATTGAAAATGAGAAATTAGAAGAGTTTAAGGGCAGTCTAAATACCACCATTGATGAGCTATCGGTCAAAAGGCAAGACATTTATCATTATGACTTCGCATATTCACTTTTGAAAGATGATGGTGTTAAGACTAAAATAATTAAAAAATACCTTCCATACATCAATGCACAAGTCAATCGTTACTTGCAGATGATGGATTTCTATATTAACTTTACTCTTGATGAAGAGTTTAGTGAAACAGTGAAATCTCCAATACATGAAGACTTTTCATATTCATCTTTTAGTGAAGGTGAAAAGATGCGTATTGACTTGGCCTTATTGTTTACATGGAGAGAGGTAGCAAGAGTCAAGAACTCTGTTAATACTAATTTATTAATCATGGATGAAGTATTTGATAGTTCTCTTGATGGATTTGGTGTTGATGAATTTATGAAGATCATTCGTTTTATTATTAAGGATGCTAATATATTCGTGATATCACATAAGTCAGATTTACATGATAAGTTTGATAACCTCATGAAGTTTGATAAAGTTCGTGGATTTAGTAGGAGGATTGCATGAAGATTTTAGTCACCGGCCATCTTGGTTTTATTGGTAGTCATGTATATGAATATTTTTTAAGTGAAGGTCATGAGGTTGATGGTTATGATATTCCACGCGATCTCGGTTATTTTAAAACAAATAAAAACAAATATTCATGACTTTATTAATGAAGAACAATTTCAAAAATCAAGACTACATGATTTTGATTGGCTGGAAGGTGGATGGTATTCTACAAAGGATTTGCAAATATATGAAAATGACATTTATG